AAAAACGACTTCTACGAAGAATACTTAATGATGGAAATGCTGGCCAGTTGGTCCGATGGACGTTTCGAGTACAGTTACCTTCCTTTTACTATTGCCAACAGTGAAGAAGACAAACAAAAGTTTAATGTTCATTTAGTTCGAGTATACACAGAAAGTATATTTGGTACTAGAAACTATTTTGAAACTATCAGTCATTGCTACAGTTATACCAAAGACGATATGTATGAAATGTTCTTAATGAACCTTGCTGGTAACTATCTACGCAAAAACTTATATGACTTTGTCAAAAAAGATATTAATATTGTACACTTTATGAAGGCATGTTATCTAGCGTTGCAAAACTGTCATGGGTTTACTTTTATACACGAGCAGATTGTTAACTTCTTCGATCCCGCAACGGCCAGTGATTTCCTTAACTTAGAAGGAATACACGGCGATGTTAAACACAAACGATTAGTTGTTGAGGAATGGTTGGAGGTTAATAAAACGCTTATACTAAGACAAATTCTAGAGTTGGTCTACACGGTACAATAATAATGGTAAAAGGTAAAACCTTTTTATTACCTATAGTAACCCTGCTCTGTGCAGGGTTTTTCTTGACTGGTTGGCCAAAAGGTGTTATAATAATGACATGAAAAGCAAAAAGGAACAGACAATGAAATTGCACATTTGGACACAAGATCAAGAAAACTATGGCGCACATGACTGGGACGGCAAAGGCGAATGCCCTCAGTATTGGAAGTTCAAAGGTGGCGAAGACTTCTTTGTGCCCAAGTTTAAAGGCGGTGAGAAAGAAGCCACCGAAGCGGTCATGGCTCTTCGCAGTCAGATTGAAGAGAACAGCGAATACTTTCGCCGTGAGGTGATGGGATGGGAATTGGTTGATAACGACTATATGACAGACTTTGAGAAGTCTCAGTTTGAGTATGAAGGTCAGGTCAGATTCAAAGCAAAGGAATTAGCATGGTAAATAATTATGGAATGTATTCCCCTGAGGGTGACAGAGCAATTCACGGCATTGTGTTGCGAGCAATACAAAATAATTATACTTGGGCACAGACGTATGACGAACTTGTGCAATTAGCAGATATCAACTATGATCTATACGGTGAGGCATTGGATACTGTTGTCCGTGAGTATGTGTATGATGCTATCGGTGCAGACCAACGCGGGGAATGTTTTTATATTTAAGGAGAATAGTATGAAGAGTTTTGATTTTGATATTTTGATAGTCGCAGTTGCATTTGTTATGTTCTTTGCAATGCTGTTAGGTGCTTGTTTATACAGCGACACACTAAAGGCGGAGTGTAGGAAAGCAGCTATTGAGAAAACTATGACTGCGATAGAGATTCAGGCTATCTGTAAATAAGTTAAGGACATATTATGATTTTTCCAGATATAGTATTAGTAGTAGCCATTCTTACACAGGATCCAACAACTCAAAAGGTTGATCTTAGGTATGAACCACTAAAGTATTATGGTAATTGGACAGAATGCTTTAGAGAGGAAAAACGGTTGTCCAAGAAAAACCAGGATAACCGAAAGTCCTATATCTGCGTTGGAGTGGATAGAGATTGAATGCTGGAAAGCGCTTGACATAGAATGCCAAAGGTGTTATAATTAAGATCTAGCAACTCGGAGAATACTATGCAGACACAGCAACAACACTTTCAGTATATGTTTTCAGCTATCGACAAAGTATATGGCAAGTACTCTGACGATGCAGACGTGAAGCATTTGTATTATGCATTCAACAAACTTCAGACCAACGTAAACGAGGGCAACATTGTGCATCAAATAACTGACGAAGAATCTGAGAAAATTAACAACACTAAAGTTTATACTATAGACTACAGCGATCGTGAGTATTCTGATGAGCTAGAAGTGTTAGCTGAACTTACTATTTTTAACGAGACACAGTTTTTTGCATCGCGTGATCTAGGTGGCTTAACTGTATACTACGCTAAGCCAGAAAATAACGAGCCAGCTAAGCTAATAGCATTCTATGACTATGAGCAACAACGTGGAACAGTTTTTGGAGATTGATAATGAAAGTAGTAATCAATGCATGTCATGGTGGCTTTGGTCTTAGTAAAGAAGCTGAGAACAAATACAAAGAACTAGCTGGTATCTCAAATCCAAACTTTTACAGCCGTAGCATTGCAAGAGACGATGAGCATTTGATTACTGTGGTTGAGCAGATGGGATCAAAAGCCTGCGGTGGTTATGCTGACCTAAAAATTATGGAAATACCTGATGACGTTGATTGGTACATCGAGGAATATGATGGCAAAGAATGGGTTGCCGAGAAACATAGAATTTGGGAGTAAATGATGAGTCTTGATGTTGATTTAATGGTTACTCAGCCTGTATCCGTTTATGAAGGAAACATTACACATAACTTAGCTGATATGGCAAGTCATGTTGAACTGTCTAACGGACTAACACTATATCAGGTACTGTGGAGACCCGATGAACACGAGCTCAAGTTTGCTCGAGATATATCTGATCTATTGGACGAAGGTTGGAATATACTGCTAGCTGATCCAGAAAAGTATAAGAAATACAACCCACCTAATGGTTGGGGTTCTTATGAAGGACTGGAACGGTTTGTCTATAACTATCGCAACGCCTGTCGGGATAATCCAGATGCAGAATTGAGAGTGTCGAGATGAGGAATATGATAGAATGGATACTGACACCATTCTATCTAGTATACCTAATGGCGGGCATTTCATTGATGATGGTAGTAGGATTATTATTAATGCCATATTATATCTTTTTGGAGTTTGATGATGATGAATGAAGAATTAAAGGCACTGGCCTTGCGCGCTGGCGCACCCGTTGAGGTACTGCATCAGAATTGGTTCAACAATTTTTGTATGAAGTTTGCCGATGTGCTGCTTACTCAGGCAGAAGCCGAAATTTTCGACATTAAGACTCGAGTAAAGGAATTGGAAAATGATTGAAATCTTTATACCAGTATTATGGATCTGTATCAATGCTCACTGTGAGTTTATGCAGGCCGATGGCTTTTATTTCACACAAGAAACTAAATGCGCAGAGTCTTTAGAAGTACAGAAACAACGCATGAGAGAGTTAGTTCGGCAAGCAGGACAAGGCAATATTACCGTGTTAGAAGGCACGTGTGCTGATGCTAAAATTAATATTCGTATTGAAAAACAAGTATAAGGAGTTGACCAATGAAAAAATATTTAGACCCAGATTTTATCATACCATTTTTATTTTTTATAATCTTACAACCACTCATATTCTTTTTTAGTGTAGCTGTTTTTAGCTGGGGCGTATACAATAGTATTTGGGGATAACATGAACGAACGAATTAAAGAACTTTCGGAACAGGCTGAAAAATATGCTGATGATTGGTTCAGAGGTGAGCCTACCTGGTCTGAAGCATTTGAGTCAAAGTTCGCCGAGTTGGTTATTCAGGAATGTATTGATATCATTAGCCCGTATACTGTTAGAATGAGTAGACCAGGTGAAGAATTCCTACATCCCATCAGCGAGATTAAGAAACATTTTGGACTATGATAAACAACACAGAGTATGTAGAACAACGAACAGTTGAGTCCAGAAAGCAGGTACAGTACAGCGAACCACCGGACAATAGTTGGTACAACATCACAGATTATCTAACTTATACACCGAATTGGCTCCATGCTGATGGTAGAATATATGCATCAGCAGTGGGCGAAGAATATAGAGTAGCAGAGGTCAGCCCGTATAATCCCAACTTTAAATCGCAAATAGAATCGGAAATATGGCCATTGGTTAATGCATTGGTTAATAAGGGTTATCTAACCAATGCAAGTTGTCAGGGGCATGGTTGGGATTTGTATTGTTGTGTTAGTTTGGTGACACCATCTCTCGAATCGGCAACCATACTAGCTGAGCAGTTAATGCTTGCCCCATGGGATATAAAAGTTAAAGTAAAAAGATCAATATATGACTATGATTCTTCCTTCAAAACAATTAAGGAAGATCTAGATAGAGACGAACTAAAAACGAAAGTATTTCCATATTATAATAAGATCTTTCGCCGAAACTATGAAGAATACTTTTTTATAGATATGAAATTATCAAAGTATTGCGGATATGGTCTTTTATGGAATTGGCTCACTAAGACACAAAGCAAAAAGTATAAAATAGCTATGGAACAGATGATAGACCATATAACGAACAAACTACCTCATTCAATATACTAATATGAACGAACTAATTAAAGCGTGCGAGTGTCATCGTTGCATTAGAGAAAACGACATTACCATGAATGGTTTACCTTTAAATATGGGTAAGATGATTCTGTGTCCAAAGTGTGGAAACAAACGATGTCCAAAGGCCAGCGACCATCGATTGGAATGCACAGATAGTAACGACTCCGGACAACCAGGAAGTATATATGAGTAATGAACTAGAGCCAGGTTGCTTGGCAATCATCATAGAATCCGCCATGGGTATTAACATAGGTAGAATCGTTACTTGTATTAGAATCAAAGGTAATCACACACTTTATGGACCAGTATGGACAGTCTATTCAAAAGACCCTTTACCCACAGAATACGGAGCAATGGGACATAATGTAGACGTCCCGGCAAAATGGTTAAAAAAGATCAATCCAAACGATGGAATAACAAATAAGAATAAAGAGTTGGAGCATGAGCCCAGTTAACAGAATCGTTCCTATAAATCAATCTATCGTGGACTTCGCTGAAGTATTCAGACCATACAATATTATCAGCTTAGAACAATCGGTTAAGATACACAACGATACAGTAAATAACGGCCGTATTTTGGTAAAGTTCGAAATGGCCGGCATGCCCATGGATCATCTACTGCCTATACTAGGCACGCTAGATTTTCCAGAAGAGTATACGTACTGGCTCTATAATCAATATAACGATAGCGATTATGTTATTATCGGTCTGGACTCAAATCAAATGGTCTACAGATTATATTTCGAAAAGCTAATTAGTAAACGAGCAGAAACCGAGCAACCACATGAATGTATGAACTCTGTGAAGTGGGACAAAAGCCACAAGGGAATATTAAGAACAAAGTATTATTGGGTCTTGACTAATAATCAGAATACTGTATACGACACGGCAAAAGCCTGCGGAATACAACAACTACCTGAGTTTGTCAGCGCTTATATAGAGAACAATCCAGACTATAGAAACTTCAAATTCGCAAATGATTTGGGTACTGATAGAATGAGCATTTGCATACCCTTCAAGCCCGACACCGTATTTCTCAAAGATACAGATTATACTAATATAGATGAATTCAATGGATATCCGATAAAATGGTATCAAGGCGGTATGGACAAAGACAATAACCAATTTTATACATTATACTTCTCTATATACAGAGATATACCCACTCCAAGGAAATAACAATATGGAATACGTTATGTGCATAGTAATAGGCCTTTTTATAGGGTTCGTATTAGGATACGCTATAGGCTTAGCAACAGGGGAACGTATAGAGTTGCCTACAGAGTTGAGTACAGAGTTGCGCTCAGAGATGGATCGAAAAGTTGCCTCAAGACATGGCATGTAGAGTTAAGCACGATGTTGCTATAATAGTTAAACGCAATATAAGATGCTGCTAGAATCGTGATTTGCATTATCTAGAACTCGCAAGAGCTCGTATAATCGAGCCTATATTAGACGGTATTTATATGGCGGAAAAGTGTGGATACTGTGAAGAATCCCAGAGTTTATTATTAATTTTTTAAATTTAAAATCAAAACCTTACGGCCTTAGACTATTATAGTCTGTGTCTATTGCAGAGCATTTCCCATAGGCATCTTCTATTATAGACGGAGACTATCAGAATCCAGGAGCCGATAGGTAATAAGAAAGCTTTATAATAAGAAATTATTAATCTAGTTTGTGCATATGCAAACTTGGTTGTACATATTAAAGACCCTTTACCCTACTCGGCTATAGGGTCTTTGCTTGACGGGTTATCCAAAATGTGCTATAATAGAGGCATATTAAGAAACAAGGAGCAGAGTATGAGAAACCCATTTTTTATTGTAGCAATACGGTGTGAGTATACCGGCAACCCCACAGCAGCTACTATGCAAGTCTTCACAGAACGAGAAGATGCATATGAAGCAGTCAGGGCCATGGAGCGCGCAGACCCAGAGCAAGGCGCACAGATATGGGCAGAGCGTCCCGTAGGTGGCTTTTATGCAGTGGCGATGGTCGAGGACGACGCGGTGGTGTATTTCTAATAACCCTTAACCCGAAAGGGTTTTTGCTTGACGGGTTATCCAAAATGTGCTATAATTGAGGCTTAGTAACAAGGAGAAGTAAATGGCTAAACGTAGATTTGTGAAGACAGACATAGCAAGCGTTTTGAAGAGTTTTTCTAATCGCACATATGAACAGGCACTGTCTCATAGCTATGCAGCAGGCTACTTCGAGTCTATGCTGGCGAATGTGATAGCGGATTTGCCCCGTCACAAGCAAGTGGAGTGTTTGGCTCTTTTGCAATCGGCTAATTATAATACCCCAGCGGCCTGAAGGGTCATTTGAAAAAGATTTGACAAGTTACCCAAACGGCATTATAATAAGCACATGTTACAGCAAAAAGGAAACAAAATGGAAATAGCAGTCAAGTTCAACAGCACCAAGAATCGTTTCGAGGGTTTCGTAGATGGCAAAATGGTATCACGCTCACGACACGAATCTTATGTAAAAGACCAGTTAGCAAAGCTGGGCTTTGTGGTAGGTCAGGTGCAGAACGATGTGACTGAGAAAGCATCAGAATTTGGTATCAACGAGCGCTTTGAATTCGTAGAGCAGATGGTCGGCATGGTCGCTAAAAAGACAATCGCATCAGCAATTATCACAGGCCAAGGCGGTCTGGGTAAGACGCACACGGTGTTGAAAGCTCTTAAGACCAACGGCATGGCAGACACCACAGATCTCGCTAAGTTCGAGATTGGTGCTCGCATTAATACACCTAAGTCTTATAAGGTGATTAAAGGCTTCTCTACAGCAAAGGGCCTGTATCGTACGCTGTTCGAAGGCAACGGCCAGGTGCTAGTGTTCGATGACTGCGACAGTGTGCTCACAGACCCCGTGGCATTGAATTTGCTTAAAGGTGCTCTTGACTCATACGGTGAGCGTTGGATCAGCTGGAACGCAGATATGAAAGACGAGGATCTGCCCAGGTCATTCAAGTTCACAGGTACAATTATTTTCATCTCGAACAAAGACCTCGAGCGCTTAGACCAAGCAGTTCGTTCGCGAGCAATGTGCGTTGACCTAAGCATGACGCAAGCGCAAAAGATCGAGCGCATGGAAGTGCTTGTAGCAGACCCAGAGTTTCTCGAAGAATACAGCAAGGCGTACAAAGCAGATGCAATCAACTTTTTGCGTGATAACATGAACAGCATCAAGAATTTGAGTTTGCGTACTCTGATAGCAGCGACAAAGATTCGCGCAGAGGGTGGCAATTGGAAATCGCTGGCAAAGTATGTTATTACGCAGGGTGCATAATACCCCAGTACCCGAAAGGGTTATTCTTGACAAGGCCACGAAACGGTGTTATAATCGAGACATAGTAACAAAGGAGAAAGCAAATGAAAGAACTCAAAGCGTACGTAGATCGAAAGAACGCATTTAACAAGTGCTTCAACAAGAACGCCCGTGGTCTCAACATCACGTCTTCAGAAGACCGTCAGCGCATTGCCGATATGCTCGATTCAGACCTCTCCCCAGAGAACCTGACATGTGACGGCGAATTACCCCGCAGCACGGTGATTGCCCGTAAGCGTGAGCTAGACAAAGTTGCGAAGCAATTGCTGGCGCTAGACCCATCCATCAAGATGTACGAATACGCATAAGGAGCATATATGAGTCGCTTCACAGACACCCTTCTGGACGTAGAGCCCCTCATGGACCAGGGGTATAGCACATATAGCATAGCAGTTATGCTAAGCATTGATATAGAGTTAGTCGAGCAATGCGTAGCATATATAGACGAACAGCGCTACCATACAGACATGGCAGCAGATCCTTATAAGACTTATAGCATTATAGCATGACGAACTTTCTAATAGGATTTGCACTGGGGTGGGCTGTCTTTACTGACACAGGACGCGAGGCAGCAATGATAGCGTACTATTACGCCACACAGGCCAGCGACCGTATAGCGCACCGTGTCGCCGAGGATCTCCCACCCCCAACGGCACCCCGCCCCTCAGAGCGATAGCAAACAGACCCCCCTAATTAGCACACAGAAAGTGCTAGTATGCTTATATAGCATATAGCGGCCTGCTAATATTAACCTTGATTTTAAAAATCTCCCTATAAAAAAATTTCCCAGAAAAATTTCTCCAGAAAAAAGTTACTATAATATGTTGATTAAAAAGGGTGTCTACACAATGAAAGATCTCAATGATATGATCGAGGATGAGGATATTAAGCTCGACAAACAGGAAACATACATTGTGGCGGGTAACCGTGCAGAATTCGATAACTACGTCCATAAGAAACTCGCGGAAGACGTAGATAACTACGGCAAAGAATACATATACGTAAGAGATCGTTATACACTAATGGGATTATCCAACATAAAAGGATACTATATTGGCACAGCGTTTATGCGTAAAGATATCGATCAAATTAAGCAAGCAATAGCGTATGTTAAAGAAAGAGCTAATTTACCCCCATGCTGATAACTAATATATACTGTATACATTAAGAAAGAGATTATGTTTATACAAGCGAATGAATACAAAAAAATTATACAAAAGATACCCATTTTATGCGTTGATATCATATTGAGATATAAGGATAAAGTATTACTCATTAAAAGAGCAGATGAGCCGTGTAAGGGCATTTACTGGCCTATAGGTGGACGTGTCCATAAGGGAGAATCCGTTGATGCCGCAGCTCGCCGAAAGATACTCGAAGAGATTGGAATCAAATATAAGGGAGACTTGATACCTATTGGCTTTTATGAGGATAATTATACTGAGTCTGCTTTCGAAGCAAAAACTGAGTATTCCTCGTTTAGTTTGGTGTTTGTCGGGGATTTAAATAAAGAGGTCGTAAAAACGAAGATTAAACTCGATTCGACTTCTGACGACTTTGGATATTTCGATACCTTACCAAAACGCTTCGTGGTCAAGAGATTCTCGGACTTTGACGAGGCCTTGCAGGATTGGAAGTAAAGGTATATATAATATGTAGCAATCTGGGCCGTTTCGGGCCGGACTAATGTAAAAACTGAAAAAGGGAGATCTTATGGGATTATTTTTATTGGGTGTGTTTGTAGGTGGAGTGTTGGTTTGGGGATATAATAGGTTTCTAAATACTCCTATGACTTTAAATGAAGCCTTGGTCAAAACAGAACAAGAAATTAAAGAAACTTTAGACGTCAATAAAGACGGCAAGGTAAGTACCGAAGATGTGAAGGCAGTTGTCAAGCGTCCTCGTAAAAAAGCGGGCACAACGCCCGAGTAATCAAGAATGTTGATCTGACATAACAATTACACCATTTTATATGATATCAATAATAACAATAAAAGGAGTTAGTTATGGCAGATTGGGATTCTCACGCAGACCAAGAAAAGAAAAACCCCACACCGTTTAATACACAGGCTATTCCACCCGCAGGCTTCGTTTCAGGTAATCCTGAGATGCTCAAAAGCGGCGGTGGAGCACTAAGTGCTGGCGGTGAGTCAACAGTAGCATTAGATAAAGATGCAACTGATTGGATTAATAAAAAAATGCGACCTATGATGGGTTGGATTTATATGTTAACTTGTACATGTGACTTTGTATTGTTTCCAATTTTATGGTCAGTACTACAATCAATAAGTAATGGTGCAGTTACAAACCAATGGCAACCATTAACCCTTCAGGGTGCAGGTTTATACCATATTGCAATGGGTGCTGTTCTTGGAATTGCTGCTTATGGCAGAACAAAAGAAAAAGTAGCCGGAGTTGCGTAAAAAAGTGGGCTTCGGCCCACTTATTGCTTGACATCTTCCACAAAAGGTGTTATAATTATTCTATATTAGGAGTTGATATGAGTGATCATAAAGAAATTGACCAAAAATTGCCTAAAAACAGCAAGCCAGCATTAAATTCGAAGCCACTTGTTCATTTACAAGCATTGGCAAAGAATACAAAACCAAAAAACATTCCTCAAGTCAACAAAACTATCATGAAAAAAGTCGGCCGAGGTCGATAATTTTAAATTACATTATTTTAAGGTGAAAATATGAAAAAATTCAAGTCTGCAGATTTGTCTGAAATGACAGATTGGTATAAAACTGCCTCTGTCAAGGAACAAGCACAATTTCGAGAATGGTTAGTGGGTGTTTTGAAGACAAATACCGTGGGCTTGACTTTCAAGAAGAAAGATGATACAATAAGGGAAATGAAGTGTACCTTAGCTGAAGAAAAATTACCCGAAATTGAGAAGAAGACAGATCGTGTTCGCAAAGAAAACGACAATGTTATTTCAGTATTCGATATTGAAAAGAATGAATGGCGTTCTTGCAGGTACGATTCAATTAAGCAGATCAAATTTACCCTTGGAGAATAAATGGCTACTAAACGTGAGCACGACGCAGGCAAAGTTCTATTATCTGAACCGTTGGTTTCTAAGTTAGATCCAACTGCTGAAGATTATGTCATTACATTGATGAGAATCAATAATTGGTATAGTACTGATAAAACTAGAGGCGATGCTCATAAGTATTTTGTGCAATATGTAAAGCATAATATGCCCAGCTCATCCAAATTATTTGCTGAGGTTGACGAAAAAGATGTACATATGACGTATGGCTGGATGGCTCGTATGTTATTGCAAGGTGCCAATATACGCAAAGATCACTTAGACGGATTTAATAAAGAATTGAACCGTTTATTCGAGATTGGCAAGAAACGTCTTGATGCTAAGAAAAATGTCATCACAGTAACAACACCTGTAGCAGTAGTTAAGCGTCCATCTATTCAAGATGCAATTAAAGACAAGGCATCTGAGTATATCGGTGAGCTTGAAGGTTTTGTAGATGAGTTTTGTACTGCGGATAAAGACTTTAATCTATATAATCATTTAAAGGGTAACCAAATCCCTGCCCCATATACTACATTCGTAAAAACTTGGGCAGTAAAGAAATTAGATCAATGGAATGAAGTAGCTGAATCTAAAGACTCTCAAATTGTTGAGGGTTATTCAAATTTTCCTAAGCGCAAGATTACTAAGATTGTAAAATTGTTTGAATCTTTTGTTGAAGACTGCGACAAATATGGTCAGTTCAAGAAAGCGAATCGTAAGGTCAGAGCAACACGAGAAAAACCAGCAATTGCACAAATTAAGAGTTTAAAATACAAACTCAAGGATGAAGAATTGGGTTTAACATCTGCAAAAGCCCTTGATATTGTAGGCGCAGAGCAAGTATGGTTATTTAACACCAAAACAAGAAAATTATCGGTATACACTTCCGAATCAACAAAAGGTATGACTGTAAAGGGTACAACTTTACAAAATTGGTCTCCAGAAAAATCCAAACAAAAGACTTTGAGAAAACCCGAAGAACAAATTAAAGATTTGCTCGCTTTGGGTAAGGTTAAATTAAGAACTTTCCTAGATAATATTAAATCTAAAGAACAAGCTGTCAATGGTAGGATAAATATAGATACAATCATCCTAAAAATTACGAGGTAACATATGGCAGGTATTAGTTTAAGTTATTGTCAACTTATAAAAATTGTTTTATCGCAAATCGGCGGTAATCCATTAGAACAATTATACACATCAACAATACAGGGTTCTAGACAAGTGGCAGTTGGTCTAGGAATTCCTGGCGGACTTGCAGAAATTAGAGCACTAATAGATAGAGTTACAAATGCTATTAATGAAGCAGGTACAGATGTTACAAATGCGCAAAAACTGGTGGAAGCAATACAACAGCAGCTATTTCAAAATCCTATTGCGTTTCCGGCCTACGCAACTAATACGGCAATTACATCAAGGATAACACCCTTAAATTCTCGTATAGCAGTTATAGATCAATGGACTGCAAATGCAAATGCAGTTCCGTCATTCACAGTAAGTTCTCCCTATACTTCTGCAACAGAGGAAAGAGCAGCTATATCAGCGCAAGTGAGTACATTATATACCACATCGGAAAAATTGGACACCTTTAAAAATTATACTGATAGATTATCGGGAGTTGCGACCTTATCAGGAGCGGAAGCGGCAGGTGGTTGTTCATTACAAGATCTATTAGGTAATGGTTGTACACCGAATAGCTCTGTTCCAGATATAGATCTAAAAGAGTTAATACAGTCTCTTGAACAAGGAGATCTAATTAAAGCAATTGAACAAAAACTTTTAAGTGGATTAGGTATCAATGAATTAACCACAGCATTAAATGATTTCAATACTGTACTTACAAGATTTAATGCATTATTCAATACTTCCATTAATAAGGCGGCATTAAAGGCAGCAATTGAAGCACAGATTAACCATATAGTTTATAATTTATTATCTGGGTGTTCTGGCAGTGTTTATGAAAAAATTATGAAGTCGGATGTTGCCACCGCAGTTTCTACATACGTTACAGCAAAACAAGCTACACTTGACGGCACAGCTATTAGAGACAGCGAGGACGGTACTCTTATAGCTAAACCAACTACGGAAGTAGCGGTTGCGTCGACGACAACAGATTCTGTGTCAACACAAAATCCCGACACAGTCGAGGCAGTTACTATTGCATATGAAGTGAGGGTGATCCGCCCAGGCAGCACAGTTGCTTCTACACAGGTTGTACAAGCAAGAAATGCGTCTGATGCAGCTAGAATAGTTGAGAAAGAATTAATAGCTGCGGGGGCAAAAGGAAGTGGTTATAAAATAGAAGTAGATAATCAAAAAACAGGGACGATATTTACCCTGGAAGATCGTGGTCCATTAAACACAGGAAAGCCAAACTTATAATGATAGTAGTCGACTTTAATCAAACAGCCATTTCCAATCTAATGGCGGAGGTAGGTGGTCGTAATGATATTGAAATTCAAGTGCCTCTATTGAGACATATGATTTTAAATTCCATACGAGGATACAAACAAAAATTCGGCAAAGAATTTGGCGAGATAGTTATCGCATGCGATAATCAAACTTATTGGCGCAGAGATTATTTTCCTTATTACAAAGCGGGAAGAAAAAAGGCAAGAGAAGATTCTGGCTTTGATTGGAAAACAATCTTTGAGGCAATTAATCTTATTCGTAGTGAGATTGAAATATTCTTTCCATACAAGGTTATTAATGTCGCGGGCGCAGAGGCAGATGATATCATTGCTGTACTTGCAGAATGGTCTCAGACTAATGATACCAAGAGTGTTTTATTTGATGAACCTAAACCGTTTCTAGTATTATCCGGAGATCATGACTTTATTCAATTACAAAAGTATGAGAATGTAAAACAGTTCTCCCCTATACAAAGGAAATATGTTAAACCTGATATTAGTCCTGAGAAATATATTTTTGAACATATCATTAAAGGTGACAAGGGGGACGGTATTCCAAATGTGCTATCTGCAGATGATAGTATTGTGAATGGTGTACGACAAAAACCAATACGTCAGGAAAAATTAGATCTTTGGTACAAGGATTTTGATGCTATGCCGCAAGATGCGGAATTTAAGAAAAATTACGAACGCAATAAAAAATTAGTTAGTTTTAGTTGCATTCCTAATCATATAAAAGAATCCATCATAAATAGTTATGAGGATACACCTTCAAAAGACAAAAGCAAGTTACTAGACTTTTTTGTTGAACATAAAATGAAAAATATGCTAGAAGTTATAGAGGAATTTTAAAATGAAAACTACAATACCACAAATTTTCGAAGAAGTTGAAAAAGCAAGCGGAAAAGATTCTAAGGTCAAAGTGTTGAGAGCATATGATCATCCTATCTTAAGAGGTATGCTGCAGATTAACTTTGATTCAAATGTAAAATTAGCTTTACCCGAGGGAGAGCCTCCCTTTAAAAAGGATACGGCTATTCCCGTCGGTTATTCTGAGACTAATTTATATGCAGAATTTAGACGTATGTATGTTTGGCTTGACCCGAATATCAATCTTACTAAAATTAAAAAAGAACAGTTGTTTGTTCAATTGCTAGAAGGTATACATTGGACAGAAGCCGAGGCATTGTGTCTAGCAAAGGACAAAAAGCTGCAAACCAAATATAAATCTTTAAAAGAAGATATTGTTCGAGAAGCATTTCCAAATTTATTACCAGAAAAGCAAAAAGTAGAGGCAAAAGTAGAGGCGGTACCCAAAGCAAAAAAAGTAAAATCTTTGAGCGTATCCTGACCTGGTTCAAAGATAAACCAGTAGAAGAAGAAAAAGAAAAATGGTCAGATCAAGGAACCCCTCTACCCGAACCTTTGTATGATTCAAGGTATCGAATAGAATATAAATACAGAGCATTTGACAAGCACTGAAAAAGGTGTTATAATATAATTATATTATTGGAGTTTGTATGACAATGCATATTGTGGGTCCCTGGCTTTCTACTTCGGGTAAGAAAAAGGGCAAAGTTAAATTTCGTAATGCGGATGAGGCTCGTAAGGCAAGAGAGCTGGATGCAGCGTGGAAACAACTGCTTAAAAATCAAGGCATTGAACAAGAAGAAAAATCTCGCAAAAGAGCAATGGCAGCAGAACCGTTGTCTTATAAATTATCTGCACCTGCGGGTAGACAATCCTCTAAGCATATTCCCAGTTTAAATACGGGCGACGGTATTGCTGCCAAAAAACAAATTCCACAATATACAGGAACAAAAATGCTTGGCATTGGAACAATGCACAAGTCCAATGCTGTGCCCATCTTTAGTGATGATGAGGCAAAATCTATTTCAAGTATGAGGCGCTAATGTCTAAAATTGTTTTAATCACTGGCGGTTTTGATCCACTACATTCTGGGCATATTGCTTATTTTAAAGCTGCAAAAACTTTGGGTGACATATTAATTGTTGGATTAAATTCTGACGATTGGCTTGTTCGTAAAAAAGGTGCAGCCTTTATGCCATGGAACGAAAGACTTTGTATTATTAATAATTTATCAATGGTCGACGAAGTTTTTACCTTTGATGACGACGACGGATCGGCAAAACATTTTATTCAACAGGCAAGAGCACATTATCCCGATGCCGAACTTATATTTGCCAACGGCGGCGACAGGACTAAAGATAATATTCCAGAAATGGATGTTGTAGATTGTAATTTATCATTCGCATTTGGTGTTGGTGGCGAAAATAAAATGAATTCCAGTTCGTGGATTCTTCAAGAGTGGAAGGCTCCTAAAACAGAAAGACCATGGGGCTACTATAGGGTTTTACACGAACAGGGTAAAGAAGTCAAGGTAAAAGAATTAACAGTAGAACCAGGAAAATGCTTGAGTATGCAAAGGCATCAAGATCGAGCAGAACATTGGTTTGTATCTGAAGGAACAGCCACAGTCTATACTATAGATGTAGGTACCGATGTTGAACTTTTGGGGGTTTATCAAAAATTTGATAGTCTTCATATTAGTAAAACAAAATGGCATCAGCTTTGTAATGAAACTGATAAGCCATTAAAAATTGTAGAAATACAATATGGTGATAATTGTGTCGAAGAAGATATAGAAAGGAAACCTTTATTATGACAATACCATCAAGCCCAGTAGATCGTAAAGCTATCTTAGACTGCATGAAAGAAATTAGTGCATCTATGACTCGCACCGAAGGCGAGCGAGAGTTTATGCGTGAAGCTATTAAAGAAATTTGTGATAAGTATCAACTTTCCAAAAAGACATTTCGTCGAATGGCAAAAGTATATCACAAGCAAAACTTCAGTTTGGAACTTGAAGAACACGAAGAGTTTGAGACTATGTATCAAACAATTACAACAACTACAACCATGAGTAAAGACCATGTCTAAATTTACACTTATTTGTGATCACGGAAATGAGAAAACAACTGTCGAATTTGAAAAAGACTTTTTACCCGATGTTCTAGAAAATATTGAGATGTTTTTACGAGGTGCAGGATTCCATTTCGACGGTATTTTAGATCTTGTTAAAGATGAATCTGAAAATCAAGAAGATAGTAAGGAATTTTATTTTCATGTATAATCAATATATTCTCGAAGCCAAATATCTAGACGCTATTAAACGAGTTAAACGTAAACTCATTGTAGGGGTATATGCTAATTTAGATAAGGTAGAGGAAGCTAAAAAGAATTTACTTGCGGAAGAAACCAAATATTCTTTGCGATTTTCAATAACCCCGCATTTTAATCCGTTTCTTGAAAATGTTGCTTGACTTCCTTCCTAAAAGATGTTATAATAGGACATTAAGGAGCAGAAATGAGCGCAATTTATACCGTTATTGAACAATTAGCATCAGACAATTCTCGTCTTGCTAAGGAAGCTATTCTAAAGAAGAATGCTACCAATGAATTATTAAAGCGAGTGTTTAAATTAGCTTTGAATCCATTTGTTCAATTTTATATCAGAAAAATCCCAAGTTATGATATTGCTAAAGATGGTAATCATAAATCCTTGCAAGAAGCACTAGATAATCTTAGTGTTTTGTCCGACAGGGTTATGACAGGTCACGCAGCAATTAATCACTTACAATTTATTTTAGGATCGCTGAGTAAAGAAGATGCAAAAATCATTGAGCGTATTATTGCAAAAGACATGCGTTGTGGAGTCTCCGAAGCAACCATTAACAAAATTTGGCCAGGAACTATCCCGTCATACCCAGTTATGTTGGCTTCTGGATACGACCAAAAACTCGTCGACAAAATTAAATTCCCCGCATATGTCCAACTTAAACTCGACGGAATGCGATTCAACGCAATCGTCAAAGGTGAAGTAGTAGAATATAGATCTCGCAACGGCAAAGAATTAACTATTCCTAATAAAGTATTTGATATACCATTTATTACCATGGCGAAATTCTATGGTGAAGATATGGTTTTTGATGGTGAATTACTAGTTGTAGACGCAACAGGCGAACCCGTCAATAGACAAACAGGCAATGGCATTTTATCCAAATCGATCAAAGGTACAATGAGTGAGGAAGAAGCAACCAATGTAAGAGCTACTCTTTGGGATGCTATTACATTTGAAAAGTTCTCACAAGGTATTGATAAGGAAGTTTATAGTGCAAGGATGGACAAGCTAAGTAATGCTATGTCATACATGAGAGGGCAAAAAGGACAGATAGGTCACTATATTGAATTTGTATGGAATAAACAGGTAAACGATATTGCTACTGCTCAGAAAATATTTGAAAAGTTTTTATCCGAGGGTCAAGAAGGCACAATCTTAAAATCCAAAGATGGTATTTGGGAAGACAAGCGTTCGAAAACTCAGATCAAGTTTAAAGGCGAGCTTGAATGTGAATTAAAAGTTGTAGATTGGGAAGAAGGCACGGGTAAAAATGTAGGCCGCTTAGGAGCATTGGTTTGCGAATCAAGTGACGGCGTAATACGAGTAAATGTCGGATCCGGGTATTCTGATGAACAACGAGATGAGTATACCAAAAAAGTTATTGGTAAAATTGTAACTGTTAAGTATAATGCTCGTATTAAAGATAGATCAGGGGTTGAGAGCTTATTCCTTCCTGTATTTATAGAATTACGTGAAGATAAAGATAAAGCAGAATCTAGTAAATCTATCAAATAATTATAAATAAACGGGAATGAGGTTAATCATATGCCCGCAAAAATTTACAAGTTTCCTGAGAGAAGAACATATTATCGAGGTTACAAAATTCCTCTTTATACGGAGGAGCAGATATTTTTGACAATCTTATCTTTAAATATTTTTGGGAATCTTACAGAAAAGGTAACCGAAAAAACCCTGGAAGATTATGAACCTCTAACAGTTATAAAAGCGCTAGTCGAAGCAAAATCGTCTGGCGTTTTTTCTATTAAAACTAAAAATACTATACAAGAAATATTGAAATCTATAGAAACACTATGAACATATTTTATTTACATAATGACCCAGTAGAATGCGCAAAACAACATAACGATAAGCATGTTGTTAAAATGATTCTTGAATATGCGCAACTACTTTCTACCGCACACAGAGTTCTTGATGGACACGAGGTTACAGAACTAACAGCAGCTGGCAGAAAAATTCGTAGGTGGAAATTAGAATCTCATTTAGATTCTAAACTATATAAATCCACTCATGCCAATCATCCCTCTGCTATATGGGTGAGAAAATCCCCTGAAAACTATCTTTGGCTAGCTAATATGCTAATTGCTTTATGTGAAGAATATACTTATCGCTATGGTAAAACACATAAGGTAGAGCGAGACGGATTATGCTATGTTTTGATAAAAAACATTCCTGAGAATATTGGGAATGAAGGTTGGTCGGAACCTACACCTGCAATGCCAGACGACTTTAAGGTTCCTGGCAATTCTATTCAGGCATATATAAATTATTATGTAGGTGCAAAAAAGCATCTTGCGAATTGGAAAAAACGGGAAGTACCTATTTGGTATTACTAACAGCAAGGTATAATATATAATGTATCAGGAGTTAATTAATGCCATTTTATGATTTTAAATGTTCTAACTGCAATGAAATATTTACAGTTATGTGTTCTATCTCAAAACGAGAATCGCAAGAGTGTCCTTCTTGCAAGTCCCCCAAATACGAATCCCATCATACTGCTATGCCTGCGTTTGGCGACCCTGTTCGTCTTGGCATCAGAACTGTGGATGATGGGTTTCGAGAGGTGTTGTCTAGGGTTGGGTCTAACAACGGTCGTCAGGCTGACCTTAAAAACAAATTGAGCAGAAGCTAATATATGATAAGTTATCTTTCTTTAACTTGGGAGGTCAATACATAGAGATTGCCTCCTCACTTACTATTCTAAGAGGACAATTCATGGCAAAAACAAGAACAAGTGTTCAACCACAATCTAGTCAAACCCCTCAGTTAACATTAGCCAATAATAAACTGAAACTATGTCTAGATGACATGAAAAAAATTAAGCCATTAACAGATAATCAGAAAGGATTCTTTGATTCATACGATAAAGCAAAAGTTATGTTATTACATGGTGTTGCTGGAACAGGCAAAACTTACATAGCATTATATCACGCATTAGAGGAAGTATTAAACAAACAGAATCAGTATCAAAGAGTAGTAATAGTTAGGTCAGCAGTACCTAGCAGAGATATAGGACATTTACCTGGAGACGAGAAAGAAAAGACAGAAGTATATACCGAGCCATATGTAGAAATTTGCAAGGATCTATTTGATAGAACAGATGCATTTCAAAGATTGGGCGAACAAAAAGCAGTTCAATTTATGATTACATCTTTTGTCAGGGGAATAACTTTAAGCAATTCTATAATTTTAGTTGACGAATGCCAAAACATGACCGATATGGAATTAAATTCCATAATGACTCGAGTTGGCGTTAGATCCAAAATTATATTTTGTGGAGATTTTAGACAAACAGATCTATATAAGAAAAGCGATATGTCGGGACTAAAAAAATTCATGGCCATTGCCGATATGATGCCAAGTTTTAAAACATTCGAATTTGGAGTTGAAGATATAGTTAGATCTGCTATAGTAAAGGAATATATATTAGCGAGGCTAAAATACGAAACCCAGTACGAACTGGTATAATAACTATAAGGAGAAACTATGAGCTTTGAATTCGATTTCACAGAAGAAAAATTAAAGAAGTGTTTATCAAGAAACAAAAATCCGCGCGATCTATTTGAATCTTTAGAAAAGGTATTACCTAAATATGAGATTACAACTGTAGAAAGAGTTGCTGCATTTTTAGCACAATGTGGGCATGAGTCTTTAGACTTTACTGTCCTTCAAGAAAATTTAAATTATGGTGCAAAGGGGTTGTTAGGGCTATTTAAAAAGTATTTCCCTAATGAAGCTTTGGCAAAACAGTATGAACGTAAGCCTGAAAAGATTGCAAATAAAATTTATGCGAATCGTATGGGGAATGGCCCCGAGGAGTCTGGCGATGGCTGGGCACACCGTGGCCGCGGGGCCATTCAACTTACAGGTAAACTAAACTATCAGGCATTTGCCAATTCGATAGGATTAACCCTGGAAGATGCCATTACCTATTGTTCAACAATGGATGGTGCTATAGAATCTGCTTGTTGGTTTTGGCAAAAGAACAAACTTAATGCTATTGCCGATAAAAAGGATGTTCTCGCAATGACAAAAAAGATAAATGGTGGTACAATAGGACTTGAAGATCGTAAAAAACATTACGAGCATAATTTGAAAGTTTTAGCTTAAGGAAAATATAATTATGAATATGGCTTTAGATGTACAAGTATTTCAAACAGCATGTGATCAAACACCTAGTGAGGAAAATGCTACCTTATATCACAAACTTATAAATGAAGAGTTTAATGAGTTTTTAGAAGCATATCAAAATAAAGATGAGGTCGAGCAGCTTGATGCTTGTATGGATCTAATCTGGGTTACGCTAGGTTATTGCCATATGAAAGGATATGATGTACGAGGTGCATGGAATGAAGTTACAACATCTAATCTTTGGAAGATTGATTCTAAGACAGGTAAAGTTATCCGACGCGAAGATGGTAAAATTTTAAAACCAGAAGGTTGGACACCCCCAGACTTAACTAAATTTATTTAATGTTTAATCATATAGAATGTGAGCTGCCAAAGCTTAAACGTGTTACAAATGAAGACGGTACTAGAGTATATCAAACACCTACAGGTAACAAATATCCATCAGTTACTACTGTTACAGGATTGCTTAAAAAACAATCTATTATAGAATGGCGAAAGCGAGTGGGTGAAGAAGAAGCGAACAGAATTTCGAGTACTGCTGCAAGACGTGGTACTCGAATTCATTCTTTAGCTGAAAAATATCTATTGAACGAAACTGTGAATCCAGATATGTTTGATATAGAGATGTGGAATAAGTTTAAACCTATACTACATAATATAAACAACATATATGCGTTAGAACAATCGTTATTTTCTGATCATTTAGAAGTTGCTGGTACAGTAGACTGTATCGCAGAATATAATGGTAAAATGTCCGTTATAGACTTTAAAACATCTAAAAGGATTAAAGAAAGGGATAATATTCACGACTATTTTATGCAATGTTCCGCAT